AACTTCAGATGATGGTATATGGAGACCTATATTTGGTCCTGACCCAGACTTAGAAGATGCACAACGCAAGTGTGATGAAATGAATGGTGTTAGAGCTAGAGATGACAAAGGTCATTATGTAGCTGATGACCCATCAACACCTGATGTTAATGAAGCTTATGTTGGTGGTAAAAAACCAAAAAAGAAAACAACTAAAAAACCCGCAGCTAAAAAAAGGGGACGACCTAAAAAAGCTGCATCTAAATAGAGGAATAAATTATGGCAGGTAAAGAACCAAAAGGTAAAATGGCTGGAGGTAAAAGAACCAAAGGCGGTATGGCTGGAGGTAAGCGTACTAAAGGCGGTATGATGGGCGGTAAGCGTACTAAAGGTGGTATGGCTGGAGGTAGAAGAACTAAAGGCGGTATGGCTGGTGGTAGGCAACCTAGAATGGTTGAATCTGGAGTTCAACAAAACAAAGAATTTGTTAAAAGAACTTTCGGTGTTGGCGGCAATACAAGAATGACTAATGATAAACCAATGGAAAATCAAGGATTCCGTGGTGGTAGATTTATTAGAAGAAAAGTATTAGGTTTGGCTGGTGGCAAAAAGACCAAAGGTGGCATGATGGGTGGTAAAAGAACCAAAGGTTATGCCAGAGGTGGTAAATCTTAACTAAATAACTATGCCAATGAGAAAACAGGCTAAAATGCCTCCTAGAAATAAAAAAAACTTTAGACCTACTAAGTCTGGTGCTGGTATGACTAAAGCTGGTGTAAAAGCCTATAGGAGGTTAAATCCTGGTTCTAAGTTAAAAACTGCTGTTACTGGTAAAGTAAAAAAAGGTAGCAAGGCAGCAAAACGCAGAAAATCTTATTGTGCAAGGTCTTTAGGACAACTAAAACGCAGTTCAGCTAAAACTAGAAACGACCCTAATTCAAGAATTAGACAAGCTCGTAGAAGGTGGAAGTGTTAATTGAGAAAGCGTAGAGACCCTAAAGTAGGAACAGGTAAAAAACCTAAAGGCTCAGGTCGTAGGTTATATACTGATGAAAATCCAAAAGATACAGTTAGTATTAAATTTAAAACTCCAGCAGATGCTAGAGCAACTGTAGCAAAAGTTAAAAGAATAAATAAACCTTTTGCTCGTAAAATACAAATATTAACTGTATTAGAACAAAGAGCTAAAGTTGCAGGTAAAACTCAACAAGCAGCTATAGCTAAAAAAGGTAAAGAAGCAATTAGAAAAAAGAAAGGTAAATAATGGCAACAAGTGGAACAACAGCATTTACATTAGATTTAGCTGATATCATGGAAGAAGCCTATGATTTATGCGGTAGTGAATTGCGTTCTGGTTATGATTATAAAGGAGCTAAAAGAGCTTTAAATCTTATATTTTTAGAATGGCAAAACAAAGGATTAAATCTTTGGAAAATAGAACAAGCAACTCAAACACTTACTGCTGGAACAAGTAGTTATGCAATAGAATCTTCTGCTTTAGAAGTTATAGATGCTTTTATTAGAACTGATGCAGGAGATACAGATAATCAATTTGACCAAAGACTAAATAGAATATCAAGAACAGAATATAATCATCAAGCTGTAAAATTATTACAATCAAAACCAACACAATTTTTTATTGATAAAGGAACTAGCTCTAATAATATAGTATTGTGGGCAACTCCAGATTCTACAGAAACATATACTTTAGTTTATGATTATATTAAAAGAATAGAAGATGCAGGTAATGTAGCAAGTAATAATGCAGATGTTCCTAGTAGATATTTACCATGTCTTACTTATGCACTAGCATATAATTTAGCTTGTAAAATACCAGAAGCAGTAAATAGAATTCCAATAATTAAACAAAGATATGATGAGCTTTGGAATGATGTAAGTAATGCAGACAGAGAAAGAGCACCAGTTAAATTTGTACCTGACTTAAATATTTACAGATGAGTTATGCTCTAGGTAAAAAAGCTTTAGGAGACTGTGATAGATGCGGTTTCACTTATAAGTTAAACGATTTAAAATATGAAATAGAAGATGGTATTCGTAATGGATTAAGAGTTTGTAATGATTGTTTTGATATAGACCATCCTCAATTTAAAATTGGCGAAGTAGATACAACAGATAATCAGTCATTATATAATCCAAGACCTGATAGAGGTAAAAAATCATCTACTGAATATTATGGATTTAATCCAGTTGTAGGAACAGGATTAGTATTAAATACTAAAGTAGGAAAAGTTAAAGTGAGTATAGAATAATGGCATGGACATTTACAACATTAAAAACAGCAATACAAGATTATACTAATAATACAGAAACTACTTTTGTAAATAATTTAGATGAATTTATTCTTAATACTGAAGATAGAATACAAAAACTTGTTTCTCTTCCAGTTTTTAGAAAAAATGTTACAGGAACTTTAACATTAGGTAATCAATATTTATCAACACCTACAGACTTTTTATCTGCACATTCATTAGCTGTAGATAATAGTGGTTATGAATATTTACTATTTAAAGATGTAGCTTTTATTAGAGAGGCATATCCAAATAGTTCTACAACAGGAATACCTAAATATTATGCTAGATTTGATGAAGATAGTTTTATAGTAGCACCGACACCTAATGCAAATTTTACAGCAGAGTTGCATTATGAATATACACCAACATCTATTACAACAAGTAGTGATGGTACAAGTTATATAGGTACAAATGCACCAGATTGTTTATTATATGGGTCTTTAGTAGAAGCTTATACTTTTATGAAAGGAGAACCAGATATTATGGTTAATTATGAAAAAAGATTTCAAGAAGCAATTAGTAGATTAAAAGTATTTGCTGAAGGTAAAAATACTAAAGATAATTATAGAACTGGTCCTGTAAGGCAACAGGTAACATAATGTTTAGTTTAGATGTAACAAGTAATGTTGGTGATATAAATGTTAAAACTACTAACAATAAAGGTTTAAGTCCTGAATATTGGACTGAAAGAATTATAGATAGACTAATATCTATTAGTAATAATGCTGACCCTATGGTTAAAGCACAAGCACAAGCATTTAAAGATAGTATGACACAAGTTGTATTATTATATTTAAAACAAGCTATAGCTAGTGATAGAGCTACTGTAGCAGGATTATTAGAAAAACAAGGTCATAAAGATATGGCTAATATTATAAGGAGACTTTAATGGCAATTTCACAAGCAATGTGTACTTCATTTAAAAAAGAATTATTAGAAGGTGTACATAATTTTAAAAATAGTGGTGGTAGTACTTTTCAATTAGCACTATATACAAGTTCTGCATCATTAGGTGCAGGTACAACTGCATATACAACTTCTAATGAAGTTAGTGGAACAGGTTATACAGCTAAGGGCGGTACTTTAACTAGAGTTGACCCTTCAACTTCAGGTACAACTGCTTTAACAGATTTTGCAGATTTAACATTTAGTACAGCTACTATAACTGCTAATGGAGCTTTAATATTTAATGATAGTGCTTCAGGAGACCCATCAGTTGCTGTATTAGCTTTTGGTGGAGATAAAACCTCAACAGCAGGTGATTTTACAATTCAATTTCCAACAGCAGATGCATCAAACGCTATTATAAGAATAGCTTAAACAAATGTCTTTCGGCTGGGGTCGTGGCTCTTGGGGTTCTGATGTATGGGGAGGAACCTCTACATCTGTATCAGTAACAGGACTAAGTGCAACATCTGCTCTTGGTAATGAAACTGTAATAGCTAAAGCTTTAGTATCTATTACAGGTAATGTAGGAACTATTGCTCTAGGAAACGAAACAGTAATAGCAAAAGCTTTAGTTAGCATAACTGGAGTTAGTGCTACATCAGCACTTGGTAGTGAAACTATTATTGGTGCAGCTAATATATCTGTTACAGGTAATGTAGGAACATCTGAATTAGGTGATGAAACTGTAATAGCTTCAGCTAATATTTCAGCATCAGGTAATGTAGGTACATCAGCACTTGGTAATGCTATAACAGCAGGTGCAGCCGTAACAGGTGTATCTGGTTCTGCTTCAGTAGGAACTCTTGGTGATGAATCAGTTTCTGCAGGAGCTACAGTATCTCCAACAGGTTTATCTGCAACTAGCGAATTAGGAACAGTAACTACTATAGGTGTAAATATAATATCAGTTACTGGATTATCAGGAACAACAAGTTTAGGAAGTATAAGTGTTGTAATTAGTCAAAATATTGATGTAATTGGAGTATTAGGTACAGGAAAAATACAAGGTGTTAATATTTGGACTATTATTAATGATTCACAAACACCAAACTATAGTAATATATCAACAACACAAACAGCAAATTATTCAGAAATATCTGCTTCACAAACACCAGATTGGGATGAAGTAGCTTAATATAAATAAAAAGAGGAATATACAATGGCAAGTTCATATGTAAATGATTTAAGATTAAACGAAATGGCTACTGGCGATGCTAGTGGAACATGGGGTGATACTACAAATACTAATCTTGAACTAATAGCAGAAGCTTTTAGTTATGGCACAGAAGCAATTACAACTAATGCTGATACACATACAACAACAATAGCAGATGGAGCTACAGACCCAGGTAGGTCTATGTTCCTAAAATATACAGGTACATTAGATTCTACTTGTACTATTACTATAGGACCAAATACAGTTTCTAAATTATGGATTATAGAAAATGGAACATCTGGTTCTCAATCTATAATTATTAAACAAGGTAGTGGTGCTACAGTAACAATACCTAGTGGTAAAACTAAAGTTATTTATTCTGATGGTGCAGGTTCTGGTGGAGCAATGGTTGATGCTTTTGCTTCTTTAAATTTACAAACAAGTGGCATTATTGAAAGCAGTTCTTCTATACAAACCCCCTTAATAGAGTTTACTGATGGAGATGATGCCATAACCATAGCTGATGGTGGTGGTACTACTTTTGCAGCAGCAGCAACTTTTAATAGCACAATCAATGGCATATCTATTCTAGCTGATGCTACAAACTTTACTGACAGTATTTTAATTAGTCAAAACGCAAGTACAGGTACTTTATCAAGTGCTACAGATAATGTAGGTATAGGTGATGATGTTTTTGCTGCATTAACTTCTGG